TTTTCATGATTCCTCCGTAACGCCGGGGCGTTGCCGCCCCAGCAGGTTGATTACTTCTTTGCCCAGGGCGTGGCTGCCGCCACTTTGCCGGTTGCAAAGGCTGCCGGTGCTGCCGGTTTAGCTGCTGCCGGTTTAGCTTTCGGCGCCGGTGCGCCGGTGGCCGTCGAGTATCCCTTGATGCGGTTGGTCATCTGGCCTGACTGCGGGTTCAGCTCCTGCACCACATCAACCGTGAGGGGAATGTTGTGCAATTCGTCACTGTCGCCGGGTTCCATAATGCCGACGCAGTGGCAAATTGCACTGAGTTCACGTTCGGCGATCTGGACCGCGGTCGCGTTGTTGTTGACTAGGTTAAGTCTGGTCCAGAGTTTCCGACCGGAATGCTTGGTGTCGCCGATGACTTCCATGGTCAGCATCAGGTAGGCGCCGGTTCCGGCTTTCGTTTCCTTCATCTCTGAATCAGTGATAAGCACCTCATAGCGACCAGCAGGGAGGGCGTCAAATGACTGTTGCGGTTCGATGTTTGCAGCATTGAAATTAAGTGAGGCCATGTTATTTTCCTTTGGTTTGGTTGGGTGTTGCGGTTGTCATTGCATCTGCCAGTGATTGCCAATCAAACGGCAAACTGTCGGGCAGGCTGTAACGATTCTTTGCGAGATAAGCGGGTTTCTCGGACGTGTAAAGCAGACGCTCGCCGGTTGAGATTCCGCGAGTAACCTTATTATTAAAGCCGACATCTGCGGTTTTGACGGTCGTTTTGTAATTGGCAAATCCAACGACGTCGCAAAACTCTTGCAGCAAGGCACTGCTGCGACCTTGCAGCTTTGGCTGGTATCTCTCAAACGGATCAACCTCGGGGCTGTCAAAACGCTTGATTTCGCTGTGCGCCAGCAAAATGGACGCCATGCCGCGAGCACGCAAATCATTGATGCCGTCGAGGATCTTGCGCCAGTAGTCGGCAGCGATCACCGCCCCTTTCCCAAATCCTAGCGCCTTCTCATCATACTTGGCGTTAATGTCTTGCCAGATCAGATTGTCAAGCCAGTCAAGGCTGTCGATTACGACCGTTTGAAAGTCATGTTCGCCTTTGAGGGCAGCAAGCGCATCGTGCACATCTGACAGCTTGGTTGCCAGCGGGAAGTGGTCGACCTCCAGCTTGCCCAATCCATCTTCGGTCAAGATAAAGATCGGCGACGGGCTACCGGCGGCAAAGGTGGTTTTGCCGATGCCATGCACGCTGTAAATCATTATGCGCGGGGGTTGCAGCGTGGTATTGCGTGATATTGCTTGCAGGTTAATTGCCATAAATCCTCCGTTTATTCCAGTGAGAAAAGTAAAACAACAAAAATCCAAAGTGATGCAAACGTCACCAAGCCTAAAATGCAATCAAGAATAATCTGTTTCATATTTGCCCCCTGTCGTCTGCTATTTCCTGCGCCATTTCTTCGACGCAATCCGAATCAGAAAGATGCTGTTTGAGCATGGCCTGCACGTTGTCGTAAAGGCGTTCGATACGGTGGCCCAACGCCTGATTGTTTTTCCCGAGGGCGGCGACCACGAGCTCGTATGCAAAACTCGAATCTAATTCTTCGGTGATGAATTCGTAAAGGTCAATCTCAGTGCGACCTTGTTGCGGGTATTTGCCGTCGTCGAGCACTTCCTCGACTATTAATTCAAGTGCGTCTGCGCGGTCATTGTCTGAGATCTTGCAGGCTTGACGGTTGAAGGGGAAGCAACGCTTGCAGTCGTCGGCACCGCAGAGGCAGGGTTCTATTGACATGGTAATTCCTTTCGGTTGGTCGGTTGGGTGCGCCCCCGAGGGGGCGGTTTGTTACGCTGCGAATTTCTTTTCCCAGGCTATATCGTCGGCCTGACCATACTGTTGATACGCTTTTGAACCGTAAACCGGACGATCTTCACGCCAAAACTGGGTGTCGATAACGCCAGCGGCTTTGATACGGTCTAACAATTTACGGGCGGTTGCATAAGCCTCTTTGCGAGTATCTTCGAAATGCACTTCGCTTTCTTCGTCATCAAATGATTTTTTAGCGCCGTTAAATGCGCCGATGCGATAACGGTTGCCGTCTTTATCTTCGGCGCAGATGTGATAACGGTAAGCAATGTATTCGTCGCCGTCAACGGTAAACCCGGCTGAGTAAAGATCGGAAGCGACTTCAATGTTGAGATTGTTGGTTGCGATTTTCATTTTGTTTTCCTTTAGGTCGGTTGGTAGTTTGCGCCCCCGAGGGGGCGCGGCGGTTTTACAGTGAGAAGCCAGCGGTGCGAAGAATCTCGCGGCGCAGCCACACGCTTTTGGCATCAGCGGCATTACGCAACGCTCGCACTTGCGCCATGTCTTGTTCGTATTTTTCTGATTGACCGAGAATGATCCATGCTGTCAATGCTGACTTAGCAAACGCCTCGATTTGGTCAGCGATGGTGGCCAATTCTGATTTTTTTACTGAGTAGAGTTTCATCTTGTTTCCTTTCGGTTGGTCGGTTGTTTTGCTGCGATGTGTGAATAATAGACACCTGTTTACTGCATGTCAACAACAATCTGCAAATTATTTGTGTTATTGTTGCGATTCTTGTCTTTTGGTCAACTTGGAGGGTTTATGTATATCATGGTGAAAGATGCGGCAGCAAGGCTGAAAGTCAGCCGACAATGGATTAACACGCTAATTAATAACGGGAAAATAGCCACAACCATTCTCGCCGGTCGGCGCGTCGTCATTGCTGACAAGGCATTTCAGGCGATGGAAAAAGGGCGCCGGAAGGCGGGGAAATGAACGTAAAAAGGGCAATCAGACCGCCGGACATGATCTGCCCGCACTGCGGCGGTAAGGGCTTTCAAACAATTGAACGGGCGGCTGGGCAGAGTTTTGTGTGTAAGGACTGCCGCAAGACTTACAGGCGCAAGTCAACGAGTGGCAGCGGTCAGATTGCGGGGCCGGTTTATCATCGGACGCGGGAATTATAGGGGGTGCGACATGGTTGAGAATGATTCTGTAGTCGAACTGCATCCGAAGGTTTTACTGGATGCGGCATTGAAATACGCGCTGCGGGGATTTCGTGTGCTACCGCTAAACAGCATCCGGCAGGGCGTTTGCACTTGCGGTGACTCTGATTGTCGCTCGCCTGGTAAACATCCGCTGACCGCACACGGCGCGACCGAGGCCAGCAGTGACGAGATGACGATCCGCGGCTGGTGGTCTAAGTGGCCGACTGCCAATATTGGGCTGGCTATGGGTGACGCCGGTTGCGTGGCGCTCGATGTGGACACCAGGAACAACGGTCACCTGAGCTGGGAGGCGCTCATACAGGCTAACGGGGCCCTACCAGAGACTCCCACACAGCGCAGCGGTAATGGGTGGCACTACCTAGTCAGGATCGATACCGCGGCTGTCAAACGCTGTCGTGGCAAGCTGGCGCCGGGTATTGACGTCAAGGCCAACGGCTATATTGTGGCCGAGCCTTCCATTCATCATTCGGGGCGCCGGTATGCTTGGGATGACGGGCTGGATCTGCTGGCCGGATTCACGCCGGCACGCGCACCTGTCTGGCTGGAACGCATGTTGATGGAACCGGCAGCGGAAGCGGGGGGGCCCAGCTCACCCAATCTCGGCAATTACACACTGCCGGCACAACTCGCAGAGGCGGCAGACGCGCTGACAGTGCTCGATGCCGAGGACTACCACCAGTGGATCGAGGCAGGCATGGCGCTACATGCGACCGGCCTGGGCGACCTAGCGTATCAAGTCTGGGTGGACTGGTCCGGCCGGTCGGGGAAGTTTGACCACAAGGTGCAGCGGGCAAAATGGTTGTCGTTTTCAACCAATCGAGCCGCCGGCGTGACGATCAAAACCCTATTTTCTCGCGCTCAAGCGGCGGGGTGGAAGAATCCTATGGCCGGCACCAGCTCTGCATCAAGCACACCAGAACCGGAAGTCACAATATCCGATCTTGAAAAACAATTACTGGCTTTTGACGCATTTGCCGATCCATTTACGGCAATACCGCATTTTGTTGATCGCTGGATTCCGCACAACGAAGTCACTTTGCTGGCCGGTCACGGCGGCAGTGGTAAATCTTATGTTGCCATGTCGCTGGCGATTCATGTCGCGCTAGGACGCACTTTCTGCGGTTTGCCGACGATTGCCGCACCTGTCCTATTCTTTAGCGGCGAGGACGGCGCACAGGTTGTTCTGCGACGTTTCCACAGCCTATGCAAAGCGCTTTCTGTGGCGCCGGCCGATTTAGAAGGCAAATTGCTGTTGTTAGACGCATCTGATATAGATCCTGCACTGCACCGCGATAACCGCGGCGTGACCGAAACCAAGCTGCTTGGCGCATTGTCCGAGCTGGTTGCCAAGCGCAATATTGGCCTGGTGGTGGTCGACAATGCCAGTGACACCTTTGACGATGACGAAATTAAACGCGCTCGGGTGCGGCAGTTTGTGCGCTCGCTGCGGTCACGCATTGCCCGACCAGAACGCGCTGTGCTGCTACTGGCGCACGTCAATAAGGTGTCAGCGATTGGCGGTCGGGATGCCGGTCGGGAGGATTATTCTGGTTCGACCGCTTGGCACAATTCTGTGCGCTCGCGCCTGTCTCTCAACGTCGAAAAGGACGAGGATTGCCTGACCATTGAGCACCAAAAGGCCAATTTAGGACCGCGTGCAAAGACAGTGCGCCTGCGCTGGCACGACGGCGTGCCGCTTGAAGATGGCAGTTTTACTGATTCCGGCGCTGCTGCCAATGCCGCAATTATTGCCGCCGAACGCCGGAAATCCGCAAATTTGGCAAAGGGCATACTGGCCGGCATGATTAAAGATTTTAATAATCGCGGCGAAATGGTCACCACATCCAATACTGGCGGTTTCTCTGTTTGGCACCTTTTGAGCAAGCGGTCAGGGTTTCCCAAAAGCGTTAAATCGTCATCTGATCTGATGGATTTGTTGGCCGAAATGCAGGCCGAAGGAAGCATTTATAGGTCAACATTTAAGACCAAAGACCGGAAATTGAAAGAGGTATTCGTGGCCGGAAGTGCGCCAATGCAAGACGAAAACGACCAAAAGGAGGGTAACTAATATGTTAGTGAGGACTAACATAAATGCGCCAAAGAGGGCAAAAAGTGCGCTGCGCTCCTCCCCCCATACCCCCCCAGCGCGGTGCGGCGCATTGGCGCACCGCCCGCGCTGTAGTGCGCCAATGTTTAAGATAGCGCACATTGGCGCGGTATGGCGCACATTGGCGCAATAACAACATGGAAAATTATATTAATTGCCGGCAATGTCATAATGTTTTTTTTGCAGACGAAGAATGGAAAAAGATTTGTTTGAAATGTTGGATAAAACAAAAGAAAGAACGCGAAGAAAAATTGAAGGGTGCAAGAGAAGCAAGGTATTACACGCCGCCGCCCAAACACAATGCCAGCAATGAATTAAAAGAAATGTTGCCACTTTTGATTCGTTTGTGTCATCCAGACCGGCACAATAATTCGGAATCAAGCACCAAAGTTACCCAATGGTTGTTAAAACAAAGGAATAACCCATGACACCAACCCAACGCAGTCTGGCAGCTCTCCGCGAACTCGGTTACCTAGTCGAAGTGGTCGAGAAATGGAATTCATTTACCCGAACGCGGAAAGATTTGTGGGGCTGGGCCGATCTGCTGGCGATCCGGCGCGGCGAGGTGCTCGCGGTCCAAGTGACCAGTGAGGGCGTGGCCAATCGGGTTGCCAAAGTTACGGCATCGGAAACCATTGGTCGAGTGCGGGAAGCTGGGGTGCGGATCGAGGTTCACGGTTGGCGCAAGAACGTAAAAGGGCGCTACGTGCAGCGAATTGTCGATTTATCCTGAATTTTTGGCTTGCGTGCTGAATTATTGTGCACTAAACTGGGTGGGCGTTGATCTCCTCCGTGAAACGCAAACCCGCTAAACGGCGGCTTGAGCGATGCGGGCGCTCACCCGGCGGTCGCCGTTGCCTTACGAAAGGGCGTTTGTGGACCATCAGAAGAACGCTGCGCTGTTTGTGTCTGTGCTGTTTCATAGCGGCACGAACGCCCATTTCATGCACTTGCAGACGAAAAGTTATTCTGAGCACAAGGCGCTTCAGAAATACTACGAAGGCATCGTCGACATCGTGGACCGCTGGGCCGAGGCGTTTCAAGGTTGTTATTCTGTTATTGATACCTATCCATCGGACTTTCATATCGCAAAGTCACCGCTGCCTTACTTGGGCAAAATTAAGGATTTTGTAGACTCAATCCGTAAAGTGTTACCGGACGACAGCCAGCTGCAAAACATTATTGATGAGGCGGCCGCGCTGATTGATTCGACAATCTACAAGCTGCGGGTGCTGAAATAATGGCCGACAGATTAAATGGCTAACGCAGGCCAATTTAAAAAGGGCGACAAAAGGCCAGGGGCGGGCCGGCCTAAAGGATTGCAGAACAAAGCAACCATAGTCGCCAAAGAAGCGATTGCTCGTTTTGTTGACGGCAACGCCGACCGGCTGCAAGAGTGGCTAGACCAGATCGCAGTGCAGGACGGACCGCAGGCGGCTTTTAAATGCTTTTCTGATCTGCTTGAATACCATATCCCCAAGCTGGCGCGGTCCGAGGTCAGCGGTCCTGATGGCGGGCCGCAGGTTGTTGAAGCCACTTGGCGGTTGGCCGAGTGAACATTGTTAAAGTCGAGATCCCATATTCGCCGCGGCGGGCGTTTATGCCTTTTCACAATCGCACACATCGCTGGGCTTGCCTGGTCGCGCACCGGCGAGCTGGTAAGACTGTGGCCGCTATCAACGACATGATCCGCGCCGCCTTCACAAGCAAGGACTCAATGGCTCTTTACGGTTACGTGGCGCCGTATCGCAGCCAGGCTAAATCAGTGGTTTGGGATTACTTGAAGCACTATAGCCAAGTCATCAGCAAGGATGCCAACGAGGCCGAGTTGACGGTCACGCTGTTGAACAATAGCAAAATCCGGCTATTCGGCGCCGACAACGCAGACGCCATGCGCGGGCTAGGGTTCTCTGGTGTTTATTTGGACGAATTCGGCGACTTTAAGCCAAGCGTATGGGGTAACGTGGTCCGGCCGGCGCTCAGTGACAAACAGGGCTGGTGCGTGTTTGGCGGCACGCCTAAAGGCAAAAACCAGTTTTACGACATACGACAGACCGCGGCGAAACAGAAAGACGACTGGTTCCTGCTTGAGCTGCCGGCCAGCAAGTCGGGCCTGCTGCCTGCCACCGAACTGGATGCGGCCCGATCGCAGTTGAGCAAAGACCAGTTTGATCAGGAATATGAGTGCTCATTTGAAGCCGCAATCCTCGGCGCCTTCTACGGTGTCGAGATGCGCGAGGCAACCGACACCGGCCGCATCACCCGGGTGGACTACCAGCCCGAGGTGCCTGTGCACACCGCGTGGGATCTCGGCTACCGCGACGACACGGCGATCTGGTTCTACCAGGTCATCCGCGGCGAGATCCACGTCATCGACTACTACGCGGTGTCAGGCGCCAACATCAGCGAGCTCGCCGCGGTCGTCACCGGCAAGCCCTA